CTCCGCTACATGCAAATGGTGCTGCCTTAGCAAATGTAGCATCTGGTACTATCCATTTAGCCAATACAACAGGAACAATAAAATTAAAAATGCCAACTAGTCTAGCAAGAAGAGTTGGGGATTTTGCTGATGTAAATAGTGGTAGCGTAAGTAACGGACAAGTAATAAGATACATATCTGCAAATGATACATTCATTACGACAGATAGAAACGATGTGGACGGAGGTAGTTTCTAGTGGCCATACAAATAAAAAGAAGTGCTAATACAGCAACACCAAGTAGTTTAGAAACTGGTGAGTTAGCATGGTCAACTAATAGTGGAGTTATATTTGTTGGTAATGGAAGTGCAGTAGTTGCAGTAGCTGGTATAAGAGTGCCAGGAACACTTACGGCTAACCAATCTGTTGTTATAGATTCAAATAGTTTTATAGATGAGATAAAGACTGGAGGATTGACTCTTACAACATCAGGTACAGCTAACACAAAGGTTGTTGGTATTGTCGCTAATGTTGAAATAGCTAATACAACCACCATTGCTACATCGCAAGCTCTTAAAAATTATGTTGATGAGAATGCTGTCACAGGAGGATCAACACAACTCAATGGTTTGACAGATGTCACTATATCAGATAGATCTCAAAGTGATTTTATGATGGCTGCTAACACAACTCATGTTAGAAATGTTACTACAGCTGGAGGTATCACAGCAACTGCAAACGATACAGTAGTAACATTCAATTGTGTTAATTCATCTTCAGATTTTCTTGTTGGAGCAAACTTACAAGTAACTACAGCATTGAAAGATGGTAGTGGTAATAGATTACAAATTTTATACGCCAATGGCGATGCAGCCTGGGGATAACAAATGGCCGTACCAAATAGTAGAAGTACATTCAAAGAATTGTGTCTCAGACGATTGGGTAAACCAGTTATTGAGATAAACGTTGATGACGATCAAGTAGAAGATCGTATTGATCAAGCGCTAGCATATTATCAAGACTATCACTTTGATGGTACTGAGAAAACATTTTTAAAACATGCTGTTACACAAACAGACCTTGACAACCAATATATTGATATACCTAATAGTGTTATTGGAATTGTTAATATTTTTGACATTGGTGATGCAACTAGTACAAACAATTTATTTAATATTAGATATCAAATTGCATTAAATGATTTGTACGATCTATCAAGATATGATCTTGTTCCATTCTACATGAACTTCATGAACATTAGAATGATTGAAGAGATATTAGTTGGTAAACAACCAATAAGATATAACAGACATGTAAACAAACTTCATATTGATATGGATTGGAAAAAGCTCAACGTAGGTGACTTTATTGTAGCTCATGTATACAAAAAGCTTGATGGTGATACATACTCTGATCTATGGGGTGATAGATGGTTAGCAGAATACACAACATGCTTAATCAAATATCAATGGGGTTCAAACCTATCTAAATTTACAGGTATGCAACTCCCAGGAGGCGTACAATTTAATGGAGCTGATATTCTATCACAAGCACAAATGGAAAAAGATAAATTGGAACAAGAGATGATATCAGCTTACTCTTTACCAGTACATGATATGACAGGTTAACATGGTCGGAACAACAAACCTTTACTTCAATAAGTTTGAGCACTTTGGTGAACAAAACTTAATAGCTGATCTGGTTATTGAGTCCATTGCAATATATGGAATCGATGTTGGATATTTATGTAAAAAGTTTACATCAGAAGGATATGATCAACTATACACTGAAGAAGACTTGGCTGTATTTGATAATGTTACAGACGTTGCAATGTATGTTAGAAACGTAGATGGCTTTGAAGGAGAAGGTGATTTTTTATCTAAGTTTGGTCTTGAAATAAGAGACTCTATGACACTATCTGTTGCAAGGAGATCATTTGAAAGCGAAGTAGAAGCCACGCAAAATATATCAAGACCAAGAGAGGGAGACTTAATATTCTTCCCATTGAACCAAAAACTATATGAAGTAAAATTTGTTGAACACGAACCAGTATTCTATCAAATGGGTGGCTTGCAATTTTATGATTGTAGAGTTGAGTTGTTTGAATATTCTAATGAAAGATTTGATACAGGCATCACAGAGATTGATGAGCTGGAAACTAAGTTCTCTCTTGACATCTATCAAGAAGTACAGATGCTTGCAGAGAATGGAGAAGCATTATTCACGGAAGATGGTCACAGACTTCTATCGGAAGAAGAGTCTGCTGAAGATGCTAGTGCAGATGCCAATAGAGATTACGATACAATAACAGATGCAGAAAATGTATTCTTAGAATCAGAAGCTGATGGTATCATAGACTTTAGTGATGCTGATCCGTTCAGTGAGGGTGGTAGGTTTTAATGTTTGGACATACCTTTTATCACGGTACTCTTCGTAAATATATTATCATCTTTGGTACTTTATTTAATGAAATAGTAATACAAAGAACAGATAACAATGGCAATCGAGTTCAAGATATCAAAGTTCCATTGGCATATGGTCCTCGTGATAAAACTATTGCAAGACTAGAACAAGATCCTGACTTGGATAGAGAAGCAGCGATAGTTCTTCCTCGTATGTCTTTTGAAATGATTGGAATGTCATATGCAACAGAGCGTAAGCTAAACACTGTACGTAGAAATGTTGCAATACATGATGTTAATAACAATGCCAATCTAAGAACAATGTATAACCCTGTTCCATATGATATCAATATTGAGTTGAATATATTTACTAGATATGCTGAAGACTCAACAAAGATACTTGAACAGATTATGCCATTCTTCACACCAGAGTTTACTGTTACAGCTGAGTTGATTCCAGAGATGGATTGGAAGATTGATATTCCAGTTGTTCTAGAAGCTGTAACAATATCAGATACATATGAAGCAGACTTTCAAACAAGACGAGCTTTGATACACACTCTTACATTTACAGTGAAAGGACAATTGTTTGGCCCTGTAAGTAAGACTGGTGTTATCAAGAAAGCTAACACAATGTTTTATGTTGATACAACAACTAAGTTTGCTAATGTACACCCATCTAACACAACAGTGAAGACAATTGAAACAAGCCATTCAAATGGTACACAATTCACACTTCACTCTCGCACAACAACCACACCAGGCTTGCTGGCTAATGGTTCACCAACTACAAATGCATCATTAACAATAGATGCGTCATCTATAAAGTCAACTGATGATTATGATTATATATCTAACTTTGAGGAGTTCTTCGATGGTGATGGAACAGGATAGACCTTTTAATGCTCATGCTGATCCTATTGCTGCTGCTTTGGATATCAGTCCTAACACTGCCCCTTTGTCTATACACTCATCAAAAGAGGCACCCAAAAATGTACCAGCCACAGGAAAAGAATCAACAGAAAAAGATATAGAGTATGCCAGAGAAAATTTATATCATCTAGCTGAAAGAGGTAGAGATGCATTAGATGGTATACTTGATCTTGCTAATCAGTCTCAACATCCTAGAGCATATGAGGTTGTAGGTCAACTAATAAAAACATTAACAGATACAAATGAAAAGATTGTAGACTTACAAGCTAAGGCAAAAGATATATTGTCAGATCCTAAAGGTAAAGGTGGACCTGATAAAGTAACAAATAACTTATTTGTTGGAACCAATGCAGACCTAACTAAACTATTGGGTGGCAACGCCAGGAGTCAGTTGTTAAACAATGAACCTAAAAAATGAATACGTCTTCCATAGTGGTGATCCTGACTATGCTGGTAAGAGTTATATAATAAACGAAAAAGGGTTTCACTGGATGCAGAGGTTTGAAAAAACCAAGATGACATTCAGAGAGGCTTGCTTTGATGCAGCATTAAGACTCAGAGAAAGAACAAATAAAAGATTGGTATTGCCAGTCAGTGGTGGCTGCGATAGTGCAATCATTGCATACGTTTTTGATAAATTAGAAATAGAACATATAAAGATACATCAAGTATATCAATTTAGAAACAACATATTGAATCATTATGAGTCTACAAACCTAAGAGAATTTCAAAACTTCGTTCCAGAAATAATACAAAATGTTAATGTTGTAGAGTTTGCAAAATCAGATTACTATCAAAATACTTTTATTGATATGTTTCCTTGTCCCGTTTATGCAACCTCCGAGACAGCATTACTTAGTCATGAGTCAATTGATCCAGAGAATGACTTTATTGTTTGGGGCACTGGTGCTCCTGTTATCAATAGATATATGGAAAATTCACCTATCCAAGGATTTGAACAAGGCCTTAGAAGATTTAGATCATTGGGATGTCATGTTATTGGTATTGAGAACACTGAGTTCTTTGAGGACAATCCTATAATCCACGCATCATGGTATGATGATGTTCTTAGAGAACAATTGGATATGTGGTATGAAAGTGATATTGTTAATCATTCATGGGATAAGATAATGAAGAATATGTATTTCTTTCATCACTTTCCTGAACTAGATAGATGGATGCCAAGACAAAAGAGCTCACAAGAACAATGGAAGTGGTTTGATAGAGAAGTACTATCGCATGATACTAATCATTATTTAAATATGGCTACTGGAGAGACCTATTTCTCTAGTCCATATAGAACATTCAACTCTTGCTATATGGATGATATCTATGATATTGTCAATAATGATCGATCTGTAAAGACTATAAATAACTTAAAGGGACAACTCTATTCATATAGAGACTGGGCAATAGAAGGTGATGAGAGTAAGTGGGCTTAGTACTGTCCGGGCCAC